CTGGGCTTTATTCTCTCTTTATCCCAATGGAGTGGAACTACGAAGGATTTATTGATGAATACGGACATCCAGTCTTTAATAGTCCAAGTAATGATGTTTTCGGACCAGACGGTGAATTAATAGATTATGGCATAATAGATCATTGGCAAAATGAAGTTGATGGTTTAAAAAATGATCAAGATGCTTTAAACGAGTTTTACAGACAGTTTCCAAGAACTGAAGAACATGCGTTTAGAGATGAGGCAAAAAATAGTATATTTAATTTAGTTAGAATATACGAACAAATAGATTATAACGAAGGTGTTAAACACAATGTTAGTGTTGGTAATTTTCAATGGCTAAACGGTGTAAAAGATACAAATGTAATATTTTATCCAGATCCAAAAGGTAGATTTAATATTAGCTGGGTACCGCCTTTAAACTTACAGAATAAAATTATATTAAAAAATGGAATCAAATATCCTGGCAACGATCATATGGGCGCTTTTGGCTGCGACAGCTACGATATTAGCGGTACTGTAGATGGAAAAGGTTCAAAAGGAGCCTTACACGGTTTAACTAAGTTTAGCATGGAAGATGCACCGCCAAATCATTTTTTCTTAGAATATATAGCAAGGCCACAGACAGCTGATATATTTTTTGAAGATGTATTAATGGCATTAGTGTTTTACGGTATGCCGTTACTTGCAGAAAATAACAAACCAAGATTATTATACTATTTACGAAGACGTGGTTATCGAGGTTATAGTATGAATCGTCCTGATAGATCTTGGAATAAGTTATCAACAGCTGAAAAAGAAATAGGTGGTATACCAAATACTAGCGAAGATATAAAGCAAGCACATGCTGCTGCTATAGAAATGTATATACAACAACACGTTGGACATATTAAAGAAGGTGTTTATGGTAATATATATTTTAATAAAACTTTAAATGATTGGGGTAAATTTGATATAAACAAACGTACAAAGTTTGATGCAACAATTAGTAGCGGTTTAGCTATTATGGCTTGTAATAGACATTTGTATAGACCAAACAATATAAAAGAAAAAACAAAATTAAACATAAGTATTTCTAAGTATAGAAACACTGGTAATACTTCACAAATAATAAAATAAATATGGGATATTCTAATAGTTATTTTCCAAAACAAACAGTTAGTGATGCTGAAAAGTTAAGCTATGATTACGGGTTAAAAGTAGCAAAAGCTATAGAAACAGAGTGGTTTAATGAAGATTATAATAACAATAGATATAAAAGCAACTACAACGACTTTCATAGGTTAAGACTATATGCTAGAGGCGAGCAATCAATACAAAAATATAAAGATGAATTATCTATTAATGGTGATTTATCTTATTTAAACTTAGACTGGACACCTGTACCTATTATACCTAAGTTTGTAGATATTGTTGTTAATGGTATGGCTCAAAGAACTTACGATATAAAAGCTTTTTCACAATCACCTAATGGTGTTGAAAAAAGAACTAAATATATGGAGAGTATAATTAGTGATATGGAAATGAAAGAGTTTAATGATGAAGCTGAAGAAAGATTTGGTATTAATTTAAGAGAAAGTAACGTTAAAGAACTACCAGAAACTACAGAAGAGTTACAGCTGCACATGCAATTAAATTACAAGCAGTCAATAGAAGTAGCTCAAGAACAAGCGTTAAACGTTTTGTTTGAAGGTAATAATTATGAGTTAATTAAAAAACGTTTTTATTATGATTTAACTGTATTAGGTATTGGTGCTGTAAAAACTGATTTTAACACTTCTGAAGGTGTTACTATAAAATATATAGATCCTGCTAATTTAGTTTATTCTTATACTGATTCACCTTATTTTGAAGATTTATATTATGCCGGTGAAGTTAAAAACATACCAATAAATGAACTTGCAAAAGAGTTTCCGTTTTTAGAAGAAAATGACTTGCAAGATATTTTAAAAAAATCTTCTTACTATAGAGGTAATAACAATAGAAATAGATATAACTCAAACAAAGAAGATAATAACAAAGTTCAAGTTTTATATTTTAATTATAAAACGTATATGAACGAAGTTTATAAAATAAAAGAAACTGGTACTGGTGCTTTTAAAATAATACAAAAAGATGATACTTTTAATCCACCTGATGATAAACAAGGTAGCTTTGATAAACTACAAAGAGCGGTTGAGGTTTTATACGAAGGCGCTTTAATACTTGGTACAAACAAATTATTAAAGTGGGAGATGGCTAAAAACATGATGCGTAGTAAAAGTGATTACAATAAAGTAAAAATGAATTACTCTATAGTAGCACCTAGGATGTATGACGGTAGAATAGAAAGTCTAGTTAAACGTATCACTGGTTTTGCTGATATGATACAGCTCACTCATTTAAAACTACAGCAAGTGATGTCACGTATGGTACCTGATGGTGTTTATTTAGATGCTGATGGTTTAGCAGAAGTTGATTTAGGTAACGGTACAAATTATAATCCACAAGAAGCTTTAAACATGTTCTTCCAAACAGGTAGTGTTATTGGTAGATCATTTACACAAGATGGTGATATAAATCCTGGTAAAGTACCAATACAAGAAATAACTAGTGGTAGTGGTGGTAATAAAATGCAAGCTCTTATAGCTAATTACAATTATTATTTACAAATGATTAGAGATACTACTGGTCTTAACGAAGCTAGAGATGGTACTATGCCAGATAAAAACGCTTTAGTTGGTATACAAAAAATAGCTGCAGCTAATAGCAATACAGCTACTAGACACATATTACAGTCAGGTTTATTTTTGACAGCTGAAACAGCTGAAAAAGTTTCTCTTAGAATATCAGATATATTAGAATATTCACCAACTGCAGACGCTTTTGTTCAAGCTATTGGCGCTCATAACGTTGCTACTTTAGATGAAATAAAAGAATTACATTTATATGATTTTGGAATATTTATAAATCTTCAACCAGATGAAGAAGAAAAAGCTATGTTAGAAAATAATATTCAAATGGCTTTACAACAAAAAAATATAGAACTTGAAGACGCTATTGATATTAGAGAAATAAAAAATATAAAACTAGCAAATCAACTTTTAAAAATAAGAAGAAAGAAAAAGCAAAACGAAGATAGACAGATGCAGCTTCAAAACATACAAGCGCAAACACAGTCTAATACACAAGCCGCGCAAGCCGCTGCGCAAATAGAAGTTCAAAAAAATCAAGCTATTGTTCAAAACGAAGCTCAAATGCAACAATTAAAAGCTCAAATTGATTCACAAAAAATGCAACAAGAAGTAGAATTTAAAAAAGAACTAATGGCTTTAGAGTTTCAATATAACATGCAGTTAAAAGGCATTGAAACTGAAGGTATGAAAAATAGAGAAAAAGAAAAAGAAGATAGAAAAGATGAAAGAACTAAAATACAAGCCACACAACAAAGTGAGCTTATAGATCAAAGAAAAACAGGTAAACCACCTAAAAACTTTGAGTCTACAAGTAATGATATACTTAGTGGAGATTTTAGTTTAGGATCTTTTGATCCTAGATAAACTTATTAATTATTATTATATTATATTATGGCAAAAAAACAAGAAACAGATAATGTTACTAAGGTAGATCTTAGTGCGAAAAAAGAAATAACAGATGATAATATCATCAAAGTAGATTTAAATAACCCACCAAAAAAACAAGAAGATGCCGTTCCAGAGCAAAGCACAGATGAGGTTCCTGTACGCGACGAATCCGAAACTAGCGAAAAAGTACTCGAAGAAAACGTCGAAGCAACAGATGAAAAACCTACCGGAGAAGGTAAAAAACCCGATACCGTTCAAGATGAAAAACCCGTTATTGAAGAAATAACAGGAGAAAAAGTTGAAGAGCAAGTTGAAGAATTAGTTGAAGAAACTAAAGAAGCTATAGCTGAAGCTCAAGAAACAGGTAAAGAGTTACCAGAAAACATACAAAAGCTTGTTGATTTTATGGAAGAAACAGGTGGTGATATAAATGATTATGTACGTATAAATCAAGATTACACTAATTATGATGACAATAGCGTACTAAGAGAATATTATAAGCAAACGAAAAAACATTTAACTGATGATGAAATTAGTTTTATGATGGAAGACACGTTTGCTATAGATGAAGAAGAAGATACTGAAAGAGATATAAAAAGAAAAAAATTAGCGTTAAAAGAGCAAGTTGCCAGCGCTAGAGCCTACTTAGACGGGCAAAAGTCTAAATACTATAAAGAAATTAAAGCTGGTTCAAGGTTAACGCCTGAACAACAAAAAGCTTGGGATTTTTTTAATAGATATAACAAAGAGTCAGAAGCAAATGAAAAAATAGTAAAAAAGAACTCTGATATTTTTACACAAAAAACTAATCAAGTTTTTAACGACAAGTTTAAAGGTTTTGAATATAACGTCGGTGATAAAAGATATAGGTTCAATGTAAACAATGCTGATGAAATAAAGAAAACTCAAAGCGATATAAGTAATTTTACTAAAAAGTTTTTAGATAAAAATTCTGCTTTAAAAGACGCTAAAGGTTATCATAAATCTTTATTTACAGCTATGAATGCTGATGCTATTGCTAAACACTTTTACGAACAAGGTAAAGCTGACGCTATGAAAGATAGTATTGCTAAATCTAAAAATGTTGACATGTCACCAAGACAAGCTTTTAATGAAGTTGAAGCAGGTGGTATTAAAGTAAGAGTATTAGGTAATAATTCTTCTGATTTTAAGTTTAAAATTAAAAACAATAAATAACAATTTAAAATTACAAAATTATGGCAATTACTCCTGGAGGTAGTTTGAATAGTGTACCTGCTCCACAAAAGCAAACGCTAAATACAAACTTCCTAGATTTTACGTCCGGTGATAACGACTGGGCACAACAATACCTGCCAGACTTGATGGAACAAGAAGCTGAGGTTTTCGGACCTAGAACAATTTCTGGTTTCTTATCACAAGTTGGTGCAGAAGAAGCTATGACGTCTGATCAAGTCGTCTGGTCTGAACAAGGTAGATTACACTTATCATACACTGGTAAAATAGTTGATGGTGCTGGTGGAGCTACTGTAAACAGTACAACAAGTACACAAATTACAATACAAAAAGATATTGATGGTATCGCTATTTCTAGTGATGGTCACGGTATTAGAGTTAACGATTTAGTAATCGTTTCTGACTCAGTTAACGGTATTGTTAAATGTTTAGTTGTAACTGTTTCAGCAACAACTATTGATGTTCTTCCTTATGACGCTGGTGCTGCTACATTATCAGCTCGTAACGTTGACAACGCTGTTACTATTTTAGTTTTTGGATCTGAATTTGGTAAAGGAACTAAATATATGAAAGGTGGCGCTACAATAGCTGCTGGTAATGAGACAGACTCTAGAGGTGCTGTTGAACCAAGATTTAAATCTTTTACTAACAAACCAATAATCATGAAAGATTACTACGAAGTTTCAGGTTCTGATGCTTCAAGAATTGGTTGGGTAGAAGTTTCTGCTGAAAACGGACAATCAGGTTACTTATGGTACTTAAAAGCTGAAGCTGATACAAGAGCAAGATTTAACGATTATGTTGAAATGGCAATGTTAGAAAGTGAATTAAATGACAGTTCTTCTGTTATTGATGGTGCTCATACATTACCTGGTTCAGCTGCTGCAAAATCTGTAGGTACAGAAGGTTTATTCGCTGCTATAGAGTCTAGAGGTAATGTTACTTCTGGTGTTACTGGTGTTAACGCTGCTACTGATTTAGCTGAGTTCGATGCAATTTTAGCTGAGTTTGATAAGCAAGGTGCTATTGAAGAGTATATGATGTTTGTTAACAGATCAACTAGCTTAGCTATTGATGATATGTTAGCTTCAATGAACTCTTACGGAGCTGGTGGTACATCTTATGGTGTATTTAACAACTCTGAAGATATGGCGTTAAACTTAGGTTTTACTGGTTTCAGAAGAGGTTCTTATGACTTCTACAAGTCTGACTTTAGATACTTAAACGACAAAGCTACAAGAGGTGGTATTAATGACGCTAGTCCTACTAATGCGATTAGAGGTGTTATGATACCTGCTGGTACTTCTTCAGTTTATGATCAAACAGTTGGACAAAGCATAAAAAGACCTTTCTTACATGTAAGGTTTAGAGCTTCACAAACTGATAATCGAAGAATGAAAACTTGGGTTACTGGTTCTGTTGGTGCTTCTACATCTGCTTTAGATGCTATGCAATTACACTTCTTAACTGAAAGATGTTTAATTACACAAGCTGCTAACAACTTCATGTTAATGAAGTAAATCATTATTTAAAAGTCGGGGCTTCGGCCTCGACTTTATTTTATTAATTTTATTATATATTATATTATGGCAAAAAAGAAAACAAAAGTGGAAGTTGAAGAAACCCCACAGGTAGTTGAAACATCAGTTGTTGAAGCGCCAAAAACAAAAGAACTTAAATCTATAAAACCAAAGTGGGAAATAAAAGATAGAGTTTATTATTTAAAAGGTAGTAAAAAACCTATATCAAGAATGATTAAATCAGCTAACATATACTGGTTTGATGAAGAAAAAGGTTACGAAAGAGAGTTAAAATATTGTGAAAATCAAAAAACACCATTTGTTGATGAAATGAAAGGTGATCAAAGATTATCTCATATTGTTTTTAGAGACGGTAGTTTATTTGTACCAAAAGAAAAAACAGTTTTACAAAAGCTTTTATCTTTATACCACCCACACAGAACAACTTTATATTATGAATTTAAACCTGAAAAAGTTGCTGCTGATGAAATAGAAATTTTAGAGCTAGAAGCAGATGCGATAATTTTAGCTAGAGACTTAGATATTGACATGGCGGAAGCTATAATGCGAGTAGAGAAAGGTTCTGAAGTATCTAAGATGAGTTCTAAAGAACTTAAACGTGATTTACTAGTGTTTGCTAGAAATAATCCAGCTTTGTTCTTAGAATTAGCTTCTGATGATAATGTTCAGCTTAGAAACTTTGGTATTAAAGCTGTAGAGCTTGGTATTATTAAGTTAAGCCCTGATCAAAGAAACTTTTTATGGGGTTCTAATAATAGAACTATAATGACAGTTCCTTTTGATGAGCATCCATACACTGCTTTAGCGCATTGGTTTAAAACTGATGAAGGTATGGAAATATATTCAAATATAGAAAAACGATTAAATTAATCAAACTGTAGAGCGGTCGCCCTACGGGGCGATCGTAACTACAATAAAAAAATATGGCAGTAAATATAGACACAGTATATCAAAAAGTATTAGCAATAGCTAATAAAGAGCAAAGAGGTTATATAACGCCGCAAGACTTTAATTTATTTGCAAATCAAGCTCAAATGGAAATATTTGAACAATACTTTTATGATATAAATCAATATGGTAGACTCGCGGGTAATAAAACAGAGTACTCTGATATGTTAGATTACTTAGAGCAAAAAATAAGTATTTTTGAAAAAGAAGATACTATAAACTTTAACACAAACGGACAAGACTATAATTTATTAAATACTACAGATTTATATAAACTTGGTAGTGTTTTTTTAAATGATAAAAAATGCGAACAAGTAAATGCTAGTGAATTAAACTTAATAAATAATTCTAACATATTAAAACCTACAGAAAAAAATCCTATATATACTTTAAAAAATTTTAGAATTAAAGTTTTTCCACAAACACAACAAACTATTTCTATCAACTATATTAAAACTCCAAGAAAAGTAGAGTGGACTTACGTAGAAGACACAGAAAATACAGGAGTTTTTCTTCATGATAATAGTAGAGTAAAAAATTTCCAATTACATATTTCAGAAGAAAATACTTTAGTTTTAAAAATATTAAAATTAGCTGGTGTATCTATAAATGATTTTGAGTTATCACAAGTTGCTGCTCAAGAAGAGATAAAAGAAATACAACAAGAAAAATCTTAATAAATGGCTTTATTAAACACAACACAAAGAGATTATTATCAAAGTAATAATTATGGAAACTATCAATTTGTATCTCTTGAAGATATAATAAATCAGTTTATGGTAGTTTATGTAGGTGAGGAAAAAATTATTAGTAAAGCTAGAAAAATAGATATAGCTTTTCATGCAAAAAGAGCTTTATCTGAACTTAGTTTTGATACTATAAAATCTTTTAAATCACAAGAAATAGAACTACCACCATCTTTAACGATGATAATTCCTCATGATTATGTTAACTACACAAAAATATCTAGCGTAGATAACTCTGGTATAAAACAAAGACTTTACCCAACTCTTGGTAAAACTTCAAATCCTTTTAAAATAAAACAAGACGAAAGTGGAAACTATGACTTTGCAGGTAGCGCAGGATCTTTACCTGACTTTAATAACGGTGATTTTAGCTCAAGTTTTGACAGTACTGAAAACTGGAGCTTTACACCAGCTTTTACAAACAACAAAACTTTAGGTTTAGATTTAGATAGTGATGGTGAAGAAGATACTACAGATGATGTTTTTTCACCTGTTGGTGGATTATTAAAAGCTAAAATACATCCTTCTAGATTTCCTGCTAACGCTACTGGAACGGTTTATGGTAGAGCTTATAGTTGTTGGCAAGAAGTAGACGTTTCTAATATAGATCTTTTAGATTTATCAGGTGATGGTACAGTTCCAGCTAACGTAACTAATGTTTCTAGTAATTGTATTGTGAGATTAGGTATAAGCTCTACAGCTGGTGATTCAGTAACAAACACTTTAAAACCAGTTGGTGCTAGTTTAAATAGAGAAACTGTTGGTGTTGCTAGTAAAGGTCCTAATTTTATACCACATGCAGATGGAACAAATAGCTTAGCTTATGTTGAGTGGGATGGTTCTACCGGTGCTCAAACTGGCGTCACGCAAACTTTAAACGCTGTTGATGTTTCAAATTATCAAGTGGTTTATATTTTAGTAACTATGTTTAATGATTTTGACATAACAATAGCTAATCTTCACGACGGTACAAATATAAAATCTGTTGAGTTATTTTTAGATAATGTTACTGTTGATTTTGAAGGTGTAACACCTGTTTTGATTAGAGATGGAGATTCAACAACTTGGACTAACTATAAATCTAACAAACCTAACGAAAACAAACAACATGATTATGATTATCATGATCAAATATTTGAAGCTAATATAGGTAGAAGATATGGTATAGATCCTCAACACGCTCAAGATAACGGTAGTTATTATATAGATGATTTAAAAGGTTTAATACACTTTAGCTCTAATTTAAGTGGTTCTACAATTGTATTAGATTATATTAGCGATAGTTTAGGTACAGACTCTGAAATGCAAGTACATAAGTTTGCTGAAGAAGCTATGTATAAACATATAATGTACGCTGTTCTTTCAACAAGATCTAACACTCCAGAATATATAGTAAGAAGATATAAAAAAGAAAAATCTGCAGCTACAAGACTAGCTAAATTAAGATTATCAAATATTAAATTAGAAGAAATAACTCAAACTTTAAGAGGTAAATCTAAACAAATAAAACACTAACACATGCCTGAGATTAAACAGACTTTTACTAAAGGTCGTATGAACTTAGACCTTGATGAAAGGCTTTTACCGCCTAATGAATATAGAGAAGCTTTGAACATACAAGTGTCAAGTGCTGAAGGCTCTGATATTGGTAGTGTAAAAAATATATTAGGTAATACAGAAATAAAAACAGACGCTAATAGTACTGCAGATCCTCAAGGCACAATAACTATACCTGATAATTACACATGCATTGGTTCTATTGCTGATGAAAAAAACAACTCTGCGTATTACTTTATAGTTAAATCTGATAATGTTGCTAGTGCTATCATGCAGTATAAAGATGATGAAATAAATCCTCTTTTAATAGACAGTGACAATAGTGTTTTAGAGTTTGATGAAAAAGTTTATATAACTGGTGTAAACGTAATAGATGATTTTTTATTTTTTACAGATGGTGTTAATGAGCCTAAAAAAATAAATATTAAAAGTTTTGAAAAAAACACAAATACAACTTTTACAACAACAAGTAACTTTTATGTAAATGGTGAAAATGCAGGTGAAGTTAAAAAAGAAAATATAACTGTTATAAAGAAAAAACCTACTTTAGCACCAAAAGTTACTTTAGAAAAATTAAACGATGCTTTTGTTTCTGGAGTTATAGACGCGGCTGTTACTATATTAGACACCAATACTAACTCTACTGTTGACTTAACAATATCAAACAACACTTCTATAAAAGTTGGTGACATTTTATTATTAAGCGATCCTGCCCATCCTGGTGTTTTACCAGAAAATTTTCAAGTAAGATCTAAAGTACAAACTATTAGTGGTACTACTATAACTTGTTTAATAATTTCAGTTGACCCATCTACACCTAATACAGCTGTTCAGTTTGAGTTTCAAATAGAAGATTTAGAAACACTACTTTTTAGCAAAGACTTTCCAAGATTTTCATATAGATATAAATATCAAGACGGCGAATACTCTGCTTTTGCTCCTTTTACTCAAGTAGGTTTTGAAGCTAGTAAATTTTCTTATAGACCAACTCAAGAGCCTATTAACGCTGGTATGGAAACTAGAGTTAAAAAAATAACATTAACAGATTTTGTTACAAAAGATATTCCAGTTGATGTTGTTGAAATAGACTTGTTATATAAATCAGAAAGCTCACCAGTTATATACTCTATAGATACTATAAAACCTAAAAAAGCTGATGGAACTACTGATAATCCAGCTTGGACAACTATTGACGGTACTAATAGTGATGTAACTTTAAGTGACGGTACAACACAAGATTTAAGTAATACTGGTTTTTACGAAATAACATCTGACTTAATATATGCTGTTTTACCAGAAAATCAATTATTAAGAGTTTATGACAATGTACCTAAAAAAGCAAAAGCTCAAGAGTTTACTGCTAATAGATTAATATACGGTAATTATGTTCAAAATTTAGATTTAGGTAACTATGATAATGATATTAGTTTAAATTTTGAAAGTAGAACTTTTAGTAACGAAAATATTGATTTTACTTTTGGTAAAAAATCTATAAAATCACTTAGAACTTATCAAGCTGGTATTGTTTTTCTTGATCAGTACTGTAGAGAAACACCTGTATTTACTTCTAATTTAGCTTCTTTAGATATAACAGATAGTGATACCGTTTTAAACTCTAGTAAATCAAACAGATTAACTTTAGAAAATATACCAACTTTAACAAATTCTGATGCTGTTTATTTTAAAACATACATAAAAGAAACTTCTAATGAATATTATAATTTAGTTGTAGATAGAGTTTATAAAGCAAGTATTGATAGTAATTTATGGGTTAGTTTTCCTAGCTCTGAAAGAAATAAATTACAAGAAGATGATTTTATAATATTAAAAAAATCTTTGAACAATAACTCTCAAGTAACTTTTGTTGACAATAAATTTAAAGTTATAGATATACAAAACGAAGCTCCAGAATTTATAAGAAGAAAATACATAAGTTTAGGAACTGTTGACGGTGGTGGTACTTTAGCTAATTTATATTTTAACTCTAACGCTCAACCAGCAGAAGAAGTAAGTAAAATAATTATTAGTAAAGAGCAGTTTTTACTTGAAGGTTTAAACGATATACAAAAAATATTTGATGATAATTTTAATATATATATAACATTTACTATTCCAGATTTAACATCTTCAAGATACGAGATAACTTCTTTAACAACTGAAACAGGTAGTCCAGATTTTTATAGTATAACTTTAGATAGAAATATAGAAGCTAAAGACGCTTGGGTAGAAACTAGTAGTGGTGTTTTAGCAACAACTTTAAAAACTAATTTTTGGAAAGAAGAAATAAAAAACTGGGAAGAGTTTCAAGGTAGATTTTTTGTTAAAATAAATTCTAACGCTACTACAAGAGAGTTTTTAGAATCTCAAATAGACACTATTACAGCTAGCGTTATTGCAAGAAACAAAGTGTTTTCATTAAGAGATGCTGGTTTATTTAGTGCAAATCCTGTTATGTTGCAGCAATCTTCTAACAGCAACGTTACAACTTTTCGTAGCACTAACAATCATGCTTCATCACCTACAGCTACAGCTCCAACGTTTCATCAAGACGATTGGGCTGGTGCTGCTACTAACGTTAGTATTATTTCTTTTAATACAAGTCCAGCCGTACAAAGTAAAGGCTGGTTTTTAGATGAAGTGTTTACTATAGCCCAACAACCAACTATTAGTAGCGACTATAATAAAAGCGCAATACGTGTAGGCACTGGACTTACTACTTTTAATTTTTTAAGAGATTTACCTGCAGGTGCTCCTAGGCCAGCTAGTCAAAGTTTTGAATTTGATGTTTCTTGTAGTGGTAATTTATTTAAAGGAGCTGTTTGTCCTATGGGTGCTTCAATAACAATAAGTGTTGGAAACGTTTTTATAGCGGTTCCATCTTCAATTAGTAACACTAATTACATTGCTCTTAATGAAAACGACGGTGGTCTTGTAGATGGTTTAGAAGGCATTATTACAACTAATACTTATAATACTGACTATAGTAATTCTTTT